TAATTGCTGTTTGATTGCTGTCAGATCCGGTGTTTCTGTGATCTTCATAAGCTGAGAAGGTATCTCGCTCGGATCTTCAATGACAACTTTCTGTCTGGGCTTGGTGCGCGATACTGTACCGAGCGGATGATCCGCTTTCTTTACGCCCATAGCATCCAACAAATGCCCCATAACTTGCGTAATAGCATCTTGTTTAGCAGACATACGCCTTGCGCGTGTAACGTAATCAGCGGCCAATTCTTTTGCGGCATCTTCAAAATATTTTAATTCTTGCCGCTCTTTTATCAGCGCACCCAAGATTTCCATAGCATCCGTTTCACCGTCCAGGGTATCCAAAAACGTGTCATCATCATCGGCACCAAGTGCGCGGATCGTATCAGCCAACCGGCGAATTTCTTCAAAGTTCACGTACAATTTTTTCTCCTTCGTCTGTAATCTTCCAAACAATCTCCGAGTTTCCCCATGTGTTTTTGGATCTGGCCAGACTGTCTGCAATCAAATTCATTTCTTGCAATTCTGTCAGTCTTGGACGTACACTGAGAACAGACAGCCCGGAGCAGGTGCTTATGTCCTCGCTGGTCCCACCCTGCCTCAAGGAGAACAGCGCACTGAGTACCTGCAATCTCCTCCCCTTGACACGCCGGGCCACCTTATGCGCTGCCGCGCGTTCCGTATCTGGACCATCGCGGTGGTGCATTTTTTTTATTTCAACTGTTCCAACCATTTCTTTTCTCCCACTTTCGGTTGATAGATTGATCTTTTAAATCCAAAGGCTGGGTGGCCAGCCCAATATCCTTCAATCCAAGTCCACCATTTTTGCCGATCCTCTGGGTTTATTGCATGAGGTCGCATTTCTGATTTTGGATGTTCTTCTTCTGCCCTGCGCCAATATCCACGCCGCCAGTGTAAAGGCAGATGATATTGTGGATCGTCTTTGCTTTTCGATGAAAGATTACTACCGTTGATATTCCAAGATATCTGGCCAAATTTTACGTTCTCTACTTGATATTCTGATTTTAACCGTCTTTTTTCTTTTCGATTACCAAGCGGCTGATATGTAGTAATGTTTTGATTGGTGATAGCTGCAATCATTGCAATGACAAATTTTTCCGAGGAATTAATTGTTGCTTTTCCCTGAGAAATTTCTTCTTCAATAATTTTATCTCCATCACGAAAACCAATAATTTTCCTTTTGTAATATTTTGATGTTTTGAAATTAAAGTAACCTCTAGCACTAAATCTTGTTGACGGTTTGTTTCTAAAATCTTGTTCTCGATTGAACATATAAAATTCGTGAACATTATTTTGATTTTGAAAAAGAAAAAATATCCATGGAAATTCATCTATATAAAGAGCCAAGTTTTTACTGGGCAAATGAATGCCTGACGGGATATTGCTATTTGGTTCTTCATCATAAAACATTTCTGGAATAACATGATCGCGAACAAAAAGAACAAGTTTAGTGCAATCAAACGTCTGTAAATCTTGTTTTACGATTTTTTTTATTTCGCTTAAAGATAATACGTCAAAATCCCAAACTCTACTATAATACTCTTTCTCTTTTGCCCATTCGCTTGGAACGTTTAAGATTTTATAAATCTCATCAATCTTCATCGTTGCTTCCTTCCACTTCTCCGCTTCCCTTACAGATCAAACAATCATCCCACTTTGTGTCGATATACCCGATATCTCGTGTGAAGCTTTGGGGCCGGGGGATTTCGTATTCAACCTGGCCGTCCCCGTCGCAGTATGGGCAGATCATTGCAAGATCCCCGCAATCACCATGCAACCGTAAAAGATTGCAAACAAACAAACCGCACCCACTACATCACCGATAAAGTTTTTCATTATGCTGCCTCTTTTGCTTCGAAGATTTCATAAAGCTTGTGATTGATACGGCTTTCAATTTCAAAGTAAGCAATCCGACACGCCATGTCGTCATACGTCATTGGCACATCTGAGAAACAATCTTGAATGAATGCTTCGCCGTTTTCTGTGTCACAGTTGCGGCACAGTTCGTGCGCTTTTGCATAATAGATCACATGCTCGGAACCGTCTGCATACTGCCAGACCAAATCAAGGGCCGCGTCCATGTCCTCAGACTGTGAAGCAATCTCATCCGCAATGGCGTTGCAGTATTGTGTCAGTGTATCGTCGTTCAGCATTTGTCTAGTCCTTCCTGTAAAAAACAAATCACAACTTGATATGTAAGCGATATCGTTTTATGTGTCAATAGTGATATCGCAAAAAAATGCACAGAAAGGTAAAAAAAATGTCCAAGAAACGCTTAGTTGCTGAAAACATTGTAGTTTTTCACACTCGAATGCCCGCAGAAACAAAGGAAAAGCTGGATCTTTACGCAGATAAGATGGGCGAAAGTGCGGCCAGAGTCTTATCAAATCTGGTTGACCAACACCTGCCCAGCACAAAACCGGCGGTCACTTTTACAGAAAATGATGACCAGGTAGACCTTGAAACATGGCTAAGAAACCATGAGTAAAAGCATACACAAGGTAAGTTTTTGGTTGGCCGATACACCAATCGGCAAGGGTCGCCCAAGATTCACCAGAACCGGGCGCGTGTTCACGCCGAAGAAAACAAAAGACTTTGAGCTAAAGATTGCGGCCAAGGCATCGGATGAAATGGTGTCTCTGGGGATTGATCCGTTCACCGTTCCGTGCAAGGTTTACATCTTGGCACAGTTCCCGATTCCCAAATCATGGCCTAGGAGGCGCGTAGAGGCCGCTACACGCGGGGAAGTAGTGCCAGGCAAGCCCGACATTGATAACGTGGCAAAGCTAGTGCTGGACTCGCTCAGCGGCGTTTGCTTTGAAGATGATAAACTTGTTCAGACATTAAAGATCACCAAGAAGTACGGCCAGCCGTTGTTGTTGGTGCAAGTGGAGGCAGAAACATGATGCGTCATGTTGATCTGTGTTCTGGCATTGGCGGTTTTGCCTTGGGCTTTGAATGGGCTGGATTAAGTAAGCCCGTTTTATTCTGTGATATCGAACCTTGGAGCCGTAAGATATTAGCAAAGCATTGGCCTAATGTGCCGATTGCAGAAGATGTTAAGGAGTTAGCAAATGACCCAGATGGACTTATTCCAGACTGCGACATACTCACCGCAGGATACCCATGCCAGCCATTCAGTGTTGCCGGGCAGCGCAGAGGCACAGAAGATGACCGACATATCTGGCCATACATACTTTCCATTGTTAAAGGAAAGCGACCCGCTTGGTGCGTTTTCGAGAATGTTTATGGGCATGTCTCTATGGGCCTCGACGAGGTGCTATCTGACTTGGAAGGGGAAGGCTACGCCGCAAGGCCGTTCATTGTTCCAGCTTGTGCCGCAGACGCACCCCACAGACGAGACAGAGTTTGGATCGTCGCTCGAAATGTGGGCGACACCCAGAACGAGCGACACAACAGCAGGTCGGACACTCAACGAAAAGGGTCAACGGATCAGCAAGAGCAGCGACTTGGTGTTTGGAGCAAACCTAGCGGATCAGGTCAAAATGTGGCCTACGCCGAGAGCCAGGGATTGGAAAATGACGGGCGATGTAGCGAACTGGAAGGAAAGCAACATTGGCGACACTTACCTAAGAAGGGCAGTAGCGGAAACGGACGAAACGCCTGGCTCCCTGAACCCGCAGTGGGTCGAGTGGCTCATGGGATACCCAGAAGGGTGGACAGACTTAGAGGATTAGGAAATGCTATCGTTCCGCAGATTGCAATGCGCATAGGACAAACAATTAAACAAGTGGAGGCAGAAACATGAGAACAACAAAACAAGATAAGCTGTGCATTGCAGCGGCCATTGTGTTGGCCGTGGTTGCAGTAATGGCAATCAGTGCGGGGTTGATATGAAACCGGTCACGATCAGAGCAAAGGATCTGAGAAAGTTTGCGATCTTACCTATCAAAGCAATCACTGATCCACAGGTCACAAGAACCACGGCTCTTTCTGTGCTGGCGGCTCTTTGTAGTTATTGCGACGAAACGGGCTGCACATTCGTCAGCCAGGCTCGGTTGGCAAGTGATCTCGGCATCTCACGTCAGGCAGTCAACAAGCAGCTAAGAAAGCTCAGAGATTTAGAGTACATTGTCAGAGCCAAGCGGCGTTATAAAGGACAAACAACCACCACATATAAAGTCATCTATGACGATGTAAAAACAGAGGAAGAAGCACTTGCAAACCTGTCACCGGCAGAGAGAATAGGACTAGAAGAACGCAGAGAAAAGCTACGTCAACAGATGGAAAACAAGCCTGGAAAGGTAGTCAATTTGCCTGTGGATAAGTCTGTGGATAACTCTGTGGATAAGTCTAACGTGTCAACCTCAGAAGTTTCACAGGGTGCAACCTCAGAAGTTTCACCCCCTGAAACCCCAGAAGTTTCACTAAACAGACCATTTAACAGTATATATAACAGTATAAGTGATGTAAGTAGACAGTGTTGTTCTTTGTTTTTGCGAATTGCTGAAAGTTATGGAACACCTAGACAAGTCAATGACAGAGATTATCAGATCATGGAATCTTGGGTCAAGGATGGGCTGACAGTCCAGATATGGGGCGATATCCTGAAGGACCACGCGAAGTGGTGCCATGATAACCGCAGAGATTACCCGCGAGGGCTGGCTTGGTTCGCGGTTCCGGTGCAAAAGAAGCTGGGAAATGAGCCAAAACGCAGCAAGAATACAATCGGAGCGGTAGTAAAAAAGCTAAGACCTTGATATTAAACGATAAGTCATTTAACATAATACGTATTATGCGCTGTAATCGATTTAGATTGCAGTTTCAGCGCGACCTGCCTCGGATCGATCCGCGCACGACCGCCCCCCTTGCCCCCCCACCCCCGCGCGGGTATGTGCATACCCCCACAAAAATATTTTCTGGTTTTTTTCTGGATTGTGTGCGATACCTATTTTTATCAATTAGGAAGGATTGAGTTATGAAGAAGATGTATCGAGTTGTTCAGGGACAGAAGCGGCGGAATGATCCTGAGAAGAAGGATTGGGTGAGATTGGGTATTGCGTTCAGTGATAGTGGTGGAACGAGGGTTAAGTTAAATGCTTTGCCGTTGCCTGATGAGAATGGTGAGATTTGGTTAAACTTGTTTGAGGATGAGCCTAAGTCTGGTGGTCAACAGATGCGGGGATCTTCTCGGACAGAAGATGCTATACCGTTTTAAGGGTTGGTTATGGATACGGATTTAGAAAAGCCTGAAGGTCGTATTCCTTACCTAGAGCGGGTTAAGCTTGATAAGGAAGGTTATGCGGCTTGGCGGAAGCAGCAATACGAGCGGCACTTGAGGAGGGTAACAAAAGACCTCAAGGATTTTTATGGCCAGGACTAGACAAACTCCGATTGGTAGATTTGGTGGTGTACGTTTAGCACAGCGGCGTATTCGGACCAGTGAGACATTGGAGAATAACAAGGAAGCGGTTGCCCAGGAGTTGATTGCTTGTGGGACCACTAAGATTACGGACATTATGAATCTTGATGGTACTATGCGTCCAATAGATGAGATACCAGATTATGCGTTACGGGCGATTAAGAAGATTGTTCCGATGCCGGATGGTCGTGTATCGATTGAGTTGTTTGATAAGGTAAGTGTTTTGCGTATCTTGGCGAAGGCTGCGGGTTTCTTGGATAATCCTGAGAAGGAAAGTGATAAGCCATCGATTGTTGGGATTAACATGCGTGGACCGGCGGCAACGACAGAGTATGCTGAGGTGGTGGATGATTTATCTGAGCGGGAAAAAAGTTAGTTGCACTAAAGACTTGGGGGTTATGCTCAGCTTCAATGCAGGAAAACAATCTCTTCGCGGCCACAGTTTGTTTGCGGCAGATAACGGGTGTTTTGTTCAATCGGAAAAGTACAGCGATGAAGGTTATCTAGCGTGGTTAGATAAATTGGATCGAACATCTTGTTTGTTTGCGGCTGCGCCTGATGTGGTTGGGGATGCTGAAAAAACGAGAGCGCGAAGTTATTCGATGCTTCCAAGGATCAGGAGGCTTGGATTTAAAGCTGCGTTTGTAATTCAGGACGGAGAAACGCCAGATCAAATTCGATGGGATGAATTAGATGCGATATTTATTGGCGGGTCTACGGAATGGAAGCTTGGACCTATTGCTGCGGATATTGCATCTGAAGCAAAAAAGCGCGGCAAGTGGGTTCATATGGGTCGTGTAAACTCATTTAAACGAATGAGATTGGCTGCGGCCATCGGATGTGATAGTGTTGATGGAACATATTTGGCTTTTGAGCCAGATAACAGGAAGGGTAAAATTGAAGAATGGATACAGAAATTAAAACAGCAACCATTGCTAGAGATGGTCGGATAACGCCTTGGATATATCTTGGTGGGTACATTGCAACAATTCCTTTAGCAAATTGGATGATTGGAAATGTTGGGACGTTTTGTATCCCTGATGGGCCTTGTATGATACCTGTTGGATTTGGAATGTCTGCGCCTAGTGGGGTGTTAATGGTTGGCGCTGCGCTTGTTTTGCGTGACCAAGTGCAAGAGCATCTTGGCATTAAGTGGTCTTTGTTTGGGGTACTGATAGGTGCAATTCTATCTTATTTCTTAGCAAATCCATTTATTGCAATTGCAAGTATATTCGCATTTGGTGTGTCGGAGCTTATAGATTTTGCGGCTTACACATCAATTAGAAAAAAGGGGCGTGAGTTGGCAATAGCGATATCTGGATTGGTTGGGGCAATCTGTGACAGCGTTGTGTTTCTTTACATTGCTTTTGGTTCTTTAGCTTATGTTGAGGGCCAGATATTTGGCAAGCTGGCAATAAGCCTCTTGGCCGCTGGTGTTCTTTGGATGATGAAAAATGAGCGCGATACCCAGCCTTGATTTAAACTTTGAGAACAGTCCGACTGTTTGGAAGTTTCTGCATGATGATAGCTTTGTTCGGGGGTTGATGGGTCCAGTTGGATCTGGGAAGTCTTACGGGTGTGCGGCTGAGATTATGTTACGGGCTGTGCGTCAGAAGCCTAGTCCTAGAGATGGGATTAGATATTCTCGATTTGTGATTGTTAGAAATACTTATCCTGAATTGAGAACGACGACGATTAAGACGTGGCAAGAGTTATTTCCAGAGGATGTTTGGGGTGGAATGCGCTGGCAACCGCCTATTTCGCACCATATTCGGATTCCGACGAGAGAAGATATTCCGGGCATTGATTGCGAAGTGATCTTCATGGCCCTTTCTTCTCCGCAAGATGTACGGAAGCTGTTGTCATTGGAGCTTACGGGTGCTTGGGTCAATGAGGCAAGAGAGCTGCCGAAAGCGGTGATCGATGGTTTGACGCACAGAGTTGGGCGATATCCGACAAAAGCGGATGGTTCTCCGACATGGTACGGCATTTGGATGGATACCAACCCGCCGGACAACGACCATTGGTGGCATGAGTTGGCAGAGAAAAATCCGATTGGTGGTGCCTATCCGTGGACGTTCTTCAGACAACCCGGCGGTGTTTTGGCGGTGGATGGGAAAGATGTGCCGGAGAATCCAGAGGCGCAGGGCCATGTGTTTTCTGGGGGCAAATGGTGGAAAACCAATGAGGATGCGGAGAATAGAAACAATCTGCCGCCCGGATATTATCAACAGCTTCTCGGCGGAAAGAATGCTGATTGGATCAGGTGTTATGCGCAGGGAATGTACACGTTTGTGCAAGAGGGGCGTCCGGTCTGGCCGGAGTATGACGATGAATTGATGAGCGGGGATGTTGAGGTTGATCCGTATTATCCAATGCAGATCGGCGTTGACTTTGGATTAACACCGGCGGCGATCTTTGGGCAGAGAACACAGGCGGGGGCGTGGCGGATCTGCGATGAGCTTGTGACGTTTGACATGGGCCTTGAGCGGTTTGGTCAGGAAATGATGGCGCTGATTGCTCAGAAATATTCTAAGCATGATATTCTGATCTGGGGCGATCCGGCGGGGAATAAACGGGATGAGATTTACGAGGTTACAGCCTTTGACCATCTCAGATCACTTGGTTTCAAAGCACAACCAACAGAAAGCAATGCGTTTCAAGTCAGACGAGAGGCTGGGGCTAGTCCTATGGGGCGGCTGATAAATGGCAAGCCTGGGTTGATGGTGGATAAGAAATGCTTGAGATTGCGCAAATCTCTAAGCGGTGGATACTTTTTCAAGCGTCAAAGCATGGGCGCTGGGCAAGATCGATTTAAAGATACGCCGGTGAAGAACGACCATTCACACTGCGGGGATGCGTTTGGATATCTTATGCTGGGCGGCGGTGAACAACGCCGGTTGCGCAGAGGCAGCTATGGTAATTCCTTCGCAGCACAAAGCTATTCTGCGGAAACGGAATTTAACGTGTTCTGATGGGACTGATCCAGCTACCAACCTTTCAAATGCGAACCGATGAGCAAATCGTTCCGCTCACACTCAGCCATGTTTACA